ATCGTGTCTTTGCTGTGACAAACATTTGCAAAAGATTAGTTCGCTCTGCTTTCAGCTCGTCTATTGAGCGCGTTTTCTTTGCTCCCATTCATTTTTAGTATTTCGTTTTTGACGTGGTGGTAGTATGCTTTGACTGAATAGAATTCACCGGTGCCATCGAAGTCTTGCATGATGTCGCTGGGTGCGTTTATGATTGCCTCATCTACGCAATAGAGCGCAGCGTTAATGGCACGCATGTGCATCAATGCTAAATCCCCATGTTGATCACCAGCTTCGACTATATCAAAATAATTGGAGTACAGTTGCCATGCTTTGTCTTTTGCTTTCATTGTTTAGCTTGTTGATTAATTCGATTACTTGCTCTTTGTTGTAGTAGTGCTGCATTGAATTACGCACGTGGTCTTTGAGTTGGTCGGTGGTCATACGTTCAAAGTATTTAAGTATTCACGCCACATAGGTACACGTTCCTGAAGCTTTGCGATTGCATCCGCATCAAACTCAACTACCTTTTCATGGATGCGTTCCTGCACTGGTATATCGTATTCCCAACTTGACAAATCACTTTCAAGGTTAGCGTTTGGGTTTTCATTCAAGTATGTAGGCATATCGTAAATCATATTCTTTTCGATGCGTGATGCCTTCTTAATGAATTCAGGGTCGGATTGTGAATCAATAAGATTCATGCGAAGCGATAGGCGATACTTTTCAGTGTCTATCATTTGAGATGGTGCATTGACCAGCACGAAACAAAACGTTGCTGTTGGTGCGCCCGTTAGCCACATGTAAGCTTGTCCTTGCCAATAGTAATCTTTGCTCAACTCATTAACCTTTGCATCGATAAAGGTGTGTATATCCCATGAAGATTTGATATCCGGCACATTGATGACATTGCTACCATCTTTGATAAGCAAATCGGGTGTGCCAGTGATGAAGTCATTTTGAAAATTGAGTTCATTCTTAAACACGATTGCGCCACGTTCCCTGCGCCACATGTCGATGGCATCATTCTCTACGGCCAAACCCTTCTCAATGTACTTGTTGCTGATTTCTTTGTAGCGTTTGTATTTCTGTTGTACATACACTTCGAGCAATGCGCTCTTAGTTGTTTCGCTTAATCCTGTTTTGGTTCGTGCATCGGTCATAAGCTTACCCAGCTGCGATGCTCTAAATTTTACTTGTTCCATTTTGTTTTGTTATTGTTTTTGACAAGTTCGGAAATTCCGAACAACTTGATTTATGTGGTAAAAATAGCAAATGGTTACAATCCATAACCACTTGCCATCATTTTTAACAACTATTCGGAAATTCCGAACTGTTGCTTTTTATTATTGATTTCGTCGCTTACTTCAGCTAATAATTCAGGACTGCATGCGTTAAATACTTTGTGCAGTTGTGTTAGGTCGGTTGCCTGCTGGATTAGTTCGCGCACATATGCTACATCCTTATTCGAACTAGTAAGCGAACCTTTCAACTTAAATGGTTTGTACAAATCCACATTCTTACGATTCAAGTCGCGACCTAACAACTTACCCAATGACACTGCAGCGTTTTTAAGGCACTCTGTTTTAAGTTTAGGAAATGCCAAGTCCAAAGCATTAGGTTTCTTATTATCTGCGTTTAATGCCCATCTATTTCGCTCTATGTTATCAAGGTTCTGTGGTGCTCTATCCACCATGATCACAATAGAGCCAGCACCTGTGCGGCGCAACTCATAACCGGTTATCGGATGAATCACTACCAAATCCAAACTACCAACTACTTCATTCGCCATGCGTTCCCACTTAAAGTTCTCAGTGCGCCAATGCCCAAAAAACATTTCATCTAGTGTGGTTTCAACGTGGCTAATTACTAGCGTGAATGCTTTGCCATCGGGTGTCTTTTCAATACCTACTTGATCAGGTGCTGCGTTAAGCATTTGCTGGAACTTTTGCAATGCTTCAAGATTGTCTTTGTGAAATGAGTTCATGTTATTGTGTTTTCGGATTAATAATTCATGAGGCAATCGTTTAACTCTTGACAGTAGTTAAGAAGCGCGAAACAGATTGCGCCCCATACGATGTACTTGATGACTTTGCTTGCTTTCATATTATTGTTTTTTGTTATTTGTTTGACAAAAATAGTGTAAGTATTTGCACATGCAAGTTAAAAATTGTTAAAATTTATACCCTCAACGGTACGGATTAAGGAAGCACTCCGATATTTATATCAATCAGGGTACGATTATGCCCACGAATAGCTTCCGTAGTTCGGGAATAGTTCGAAGTACATACGCATCATGATAGCATCGGCGTAGTCAGGTGACTTGCCATGCATCCGGGCAATTTCATCTTTACTAATTACAGCAAGTTTGCCGTCTGCTTCTGGTTGCCTTCTGCGTATCATGTCCAGTTCTTGCACGATCACATCACGAAACTGATTCACTTTAAAGATTACTTTGTTCTGCTCAATCAATTCGGCAAGCTTAAAATAACATTCTGCTTTTTGATTCGTGAACTTATCCGATTGCTTCGCACGCCCACCATTAAGAAAGCCCCTGCAACGGAGCATGTCGCAGCAACCTCCACCCACACCATCTTCATCCACGATCACATTAGAAAGTTTAATTGCGTGTCTATCGCATAGCTGTTTAATTAATGATACTACAGATGTGATTGGTTGCTTTCGCAGTTCGTGAATTTCGATTAAGTGCAAACCATGCCACACGCAAATAACACTACGGTCTTTGCCAAGTCGAGCAATATCCGCACTTATAAATTTATCTCCTTTCGCTTCTTCATCCCGGAAGCAGCGGACAAGGTCATCGTACTGGTATAGGTTATCTACGGATTCATCATATTCCCAATCGCCATGCAACAGCCTTCGCCTGTCTATTTCAGGTAAACGTTCCAGCGTTTCGATGTAACTTTCAGGAAGGTGTGGGTTATCGGTTGGCAGTGATGGAATGAATGCAAGGTGCTGTGCTAAACTATCTGCTTTGTGTGGTGCATAGAACTCATTATAAAGCCAACCTTTTGATGGATTGCATGTGAGTAGCATCTTCGGTGCTAACTCAAATTCGCGTAGCTTAAATCGAATGCGTGATTGCAATATGTCTATTGCTCTTTTGCTTACTTGCGCTGCTTCATCCACATACGCATCGGTTAATTCCAAACCACCCAGTGCGTGAAATTCAGGATCACTTGGGTAAGCAAATAAGTCCTTTAGTATTATCTCGCTTTTATTGCTAAAAGTGATGACATTTGTCTGGTTATTTATGGTGTAATGCTCATTCGGTGCAAGCCCTAACATGTGCGCTACTTCAAAAAACGTTTTTAACGTGGTCTTTTTTAGCGTGTCTAACTTACTTCGACCTATCAACCCACGTGTACCCGGATATTTGAACCTACGGCTTATCTGCCATGCACAACCAATAAAAGATTTACTTCCCCCTGCAGCTCCGCCAAAAAGCACAACGCGTGCCGGGTGTGAGTTACCCAGCACACGCAATGCTTCTTTTTGTTTAGGCAGGTATTCAATCATTAGAACGGCAAGTCACCTGATGCATCTTCTTGTGGTTCGTCACGTTTTACAATCGGCTCACTCATCTTGCCTGAAAAGAATTTACCGCTCTTGCCTTCCTTAACCCATGCAGCCAGTCGCATCTTCTTACCATTCACCATGATTTCACCGGTGTACTCAGGTGCGTTGTTAGTTGTTTTGTTGTTCTTGAATAGGGTGAACTGCCCTTCTTGCATTTGATAGTTACTCATTGTATTAATTGTTTATGATTCCAATGTCGTCAATCATTAGGCTTATTGTGGTCTTGCCATCAAAGTCAGTTGTTTCAATGACTTGGAAAAACTCGTGGTCGATGCTATGGCCGTTGATGAAGCCAATGTATATTTCTACATCGTCGCTGTAATGTGCAAGCTTATCCCACAATTCGCCTACTGTCATAACTTGTATTCGTCTTTATCGGTTAGCAAATGTAATTCCTCAAAGATAAGGCGCATTGCCATGTTATCGCTCATTGCTGGGCGCATACTTCGCTTAGCTGTTAGCACGAATAGTTTGCGCAGTAAATCGATTTCACGTTGCTTATCGTATTGCTTCATCAGTATTCGTTTTGCGTTTCGATTAGTTCCCTGTAACGTTCCTGCCTGTATTCAGTGAATTGGTACGGTTTCGTTTTGTATACCCGGAAGTGGATATTATTATCCCACTGCGGCAGCGCATCGTATTCGCGCATGAGTGCAATCTCAATCTGCGGTGGGTTTTCCCTTTTCACTTCGCGCACTGGTTCTTCTTTCATGCTCAACTTATCTGCGGCCTGTTGCATCGCATCCATAATTTGCGGATGCTGAAACATTTCGTAGATGTTGTTGGCTTCTTGTTCAGCAGTTTTCTTTGCCCTTACAACTACTTGCCTTTCTTGGTCATAAAGTGGAAACCATGCAAGCACAGTTGCCGGGTCGATGCGGTTATATATTGTTCCATATGCACCAATAGCACCGCGATCTAAACACAGCTGCACATCTTCAAGTGAATAAAAATATTTCTGTTGCATAATCTGTTCAGCACAAAACTCAATCTGCATACCGTTCATGTTGTTTTGCACATTCATTAGTTGGGTGCATCGCGTGACCAGCTGCATGATTTTGTCTTTAGTGGTTTCTTTGTCAAGCTTCCGAAGGAGACCAATCTGGTCTTGTGTTATCGCGTGCTCGACTGATAGCGACTGCTTCGGCGTAAAGTGCATTAGCTTTTGCAATGCTGTCTGCTGTTGAATTTGATTGTTTGCCATATGATTTTTGATTTTTAATTTTATCCCATTCTCTGCGCATCCAGTTGCGCACTGTACTTTGCCAATCCTTCATTGAAGATTTACCTACTATCCAACCATTGGCTTCGTAGTGATCCATGAAGGTGCGAGCGAAATTAACTAATCTATCTTCGCTCATAAAATTTTTACCTGTCGCATTCAGTTCACCCATCAGGTTATATACTTCATGTTCTTGCGGTTTAACAAATCGTTTGCGCGTTACTTTTTTTTCATTTGCATCTTCAACTATAATTTCATTTATATTTTCATTTTCATTTACATTTTCCATATGTGGAACATATGTTTTAGATATGTTCGACACATCTTTTTTGGTTCTATTGTTTCTTCGGCTATCGGAATAAGCTTTACGCTTCTGCATTTCAATGCTTAAACGCTCATTAAAAAAGAAACCTTCTTCATCTTTGATGAATTTACCGAACACATCAGCATCATATGAACCACATATGTGTAACATATCTTTTTCGGAAAGTCTACCTTTACTATGCTGAAGGCATAGCAATGTAATATACTTGCCCTTCTGCTCCATGTTGAGCAACATTGTTCCGGTTAAGAAGTCCGAAGAATAAAAAAGGAAAGCTGGGTCTTTCATAAAACTAAATACCCACCTTCACATGCAAAGGCGTACCCTCAGCCGAATGGCTATGGCAATGCAGTGAAGATGGGATTTAAAATGTTTTTCATAAGGGTACGCGTTGCAAATATAGTCAAACTATACTTACTTCCAAATAATTGTGGCAATCATGAATCCGATTATTGCACCAACAGCCATGATCAAAATCATTTTACTGTTGGTATTATCGCATTCAGGTTCTTCACGCACCGGTGCTGGCTGTGTATGCTCAACACGTTTGATTGCTGTAAGTTTTAGCTGTCCATTGCTTTGGCGTGCAGTCGCATTATATGCAGATAATCTTTTGCGAATAGCCACTACATCGGATGCTAATGGTTCACGTCTAACTATCCAACAGTACCTACCATTACCAACCTTTTGAATCAAACCAAGTTCATGCATCGCAGTTATTACGTTATGACTTATTTTGAATGCTTTGGCAAATTGCCTTGATTGAAATTCGGTTTGTCCGCATGCATACAGCATCGCGTTCATGTACTTTTCTTTTGTCTTGCTCATTTCTCTAAATATGTTTTAATTGTTTGTGTGAATTCTTCGAATGATCTGCAGACTTTCACGCAGTATCCTGCATTGATAAGCTGTGCGTGAACGATTTTTTGCATATCGGATAACTTACCCTTTTCGGTTTTCATCTCAATGAACAGTGCATGATGTCCAGCTGATGCCATGCATATCATTAAGTCAGGCATACCGGGCATAGCACCTTCAGCTTTCAAGATGTTCCAACGTTTGGCGCGTTGCACTGGAGTGCCACCAATGAACACACCGTTTGGGAATGATGCAATCAGTGTGCGAGGGAATGAATAGCGGAACCATTCAACGCAACGCTGCTGCATCTTGCTTTCGTCATGCTTCATGCTGTAAAATGTTTGACATTGCTAACCAAAAATTGCCCACATAATCCTCATCTGCTTGAATCGTAACCACAGGCAAATGCTTTTCAAGTTGCGAATATTCCCATCCACCTATCGAATGCACTTCATAATCGCAGCCAAGTGATACCGGGCAATACTTAATGCTGCTTCGCTCTATAGGAATATCAAATCGCACGATCACATTGATTGCATTGTCAAGTGTAACTAGATAGCAGATGCGATATTCATTCACTACTTTCTTTTTGATGGTGTAAAAGCTTTTGTCACCAACCCTTCGCATATCATGGACTATGTATTCGCTCTGCATTGAATCGGTAAACTGCTCATGAAATTCCATTTGATTCAAGTTCTGTTCTATTTGACGCCATCTTTTTTCTTTGTCGTCATTGCTGAATACCAGCTTACACCATTGAATGAGTTTGCCATTTGTGATATTCAAATCTTTGCGCAACTGCTCAAAGCTAATGCGGTCAAAATGCTTTATGATGTACAAAATATCGCTACGTGTGGGTAGTACGGTTGCTCTCCTTTTATTCATCGCCTTCGTGTTTAATGGTTATTGCATTGATTACTTCGCACAGTGGTATCTGCATCACGTGGCTTAGGTTCATTAGCTGTCGGAGTCTAATGCTTCCCGGATCAGCACACCAATTATGCAATGTTTTTTTGACTATGGGTGTATTGCTTCTTTGCATCGCACGTAGGAGAGCAGCTTTGCTCCCCAGCGTGCGTGCAATCAACCCATTCAGTTGGTTGTTCTTATTCATTCGATTGGTTTTAATTGTGGGTTTGCGCGGTAAAACAACTCGCGATGTACTTCGCTGAACTGATGCATAAATACTGCTTGATCAATAGGCGCATAAAGCTTATCTCTGCTTTCACGTTCTAAGCGAAATGCTACATCATCTGCATCGTCGTAATGCTTGCTCTCTATTTGCACAGAATGACCGATGCGATACACGATAATAAGGTTGAATTGCTCATTCATGCAGCAATAGCTTTTTACATGGTCACCGCTAGTGAAGTAAAAAGGCAACTTGATTTCAGTTGTGCCAACTTGTGTGTTGGCGAACATTGGGACTTGAATTGTTTTTGTCATTGTATTGAGGTTTTAATTGTTTACTAGATTGCGTTGCAGTGTTCACATTGTGTTTCGACATTTGAGTAGTGTTTAACCACTTCAATGGCTTCTTCAATGAATTCGTTCCAGCTTGCATGATCACATTCGTCATTGCTTGCATTCCACTTTTGCATTAAGTCAATAGCCACTGCTTTGACTTCATCTTCATAGCAGTGTGACCAGTCGCAGTAAATGCATGGGAATGAACCTTCATCTTCGTGTTGAGGGCGATTGTCGATAATAGTTGTATACATGTGTTTTGTTTTTGTTTATCTTTGACGGGTACAAATTTACACTAAAGTTTTAATGGTGCAAGTTTTTACACGATTATTTTTAAAATTTAACAAATCGACTGTGTAAGTATCCATATTGGGAAACATTACAACGAGTGGCTAAACAAGGCTACAGGACTTACTCACGATAAAACAAAGGCAAGTGATCTACTTCATGAGGTACTTGCCCGGTTGATGGATAGACCAGAGCAGGATGTGAAGGATATCGTGTGTGGTGGGAAGGTGGAGCAATATGTAAATCGTGCATTGTGGTTGTCATGGCATAGTAACCGAAGTGATTACGCGGTAAAATATCGCAAATACTACGAACTGCATGTGGACAAACAGCTGGTTGATACCAAACAGGATGAAACGTGGATAGGTGCATTCATAGATGGGGAATATTTATACAGCGCAATCGGGCGATTGAATGAATACGATAGCATCATACTACGTTTATACAGCAAACCCGATTTCGATTACAAAGAATTAAGCCGCGAAACAGGTATACCATACAACTACCTGCGCACTAGTATACATCGAGCATTAAAAAGAATAAGAGAACATGTTAAACTTCAACGTGCCATTGCACATTCAACGCGAGAGGCTGAACACTTGCAAAAAATGTAAGTTCTATAAGCCATTAACTTCATCATGCGGAACGCTAATAGTAGGCAACACCGTAGATGCTGAAGAAAACAGCGTGACGCATTACAAAGAGAAGATAAAACTGTGCGGATGCATCATGCCCGTTAAAACAAAGTTTCGGTTTTCATCGTGTCCAGCTAATAAGTGGTATGCGCTCGATTGGAATGAAAAGGAAATCGCTGCATTGGATGAATTTATCCAACGGATCTACAAAGCAAACAAGATTGAAAGCGAAGATTTGTCGCTGCTTTACTATTGGTTTAGCAAGGTAACCGGTAAACATCAACAACCATCAGGGTGCGCATCGTGCATTCGCGATTTGATAACTGAGTTTCGCAGGCAATTAGGTAAAATCGAAAAATAAAAATATCATGCCCCTACCAACACCAACACCCAAAGAAGAAAAAAACGAATTCATTGCACGTTGCATGAGTGATGCAAAGTTGCAAGGTGAGTTTCCGAATGCACAGCAACGCATTGCTGTCTGTATTGCACAGTATGAAGCGAAATAACAATATCTTATCGAACCTTATTGAATCGCATGGAAAAGAGCAGAAACGAAAAAGGTCACTTGTTGCCTGGTCATGGTGGCTTGAAACCAAAAGGCGCAGTGAGTGAAAAAACAAAAATGTGGAATGAGTTAGGCGAGTGGTTCACCCAGCAAGGTGCAGCTAAGTGTATGCGCATCATGAACGATATGGAGGATGAAGAATATATCAAACACTATACTGCGCTACTTGAATACTTCAAACCAAAACAGGCGCGTGTAACACATGCAGGTGATGAAAAGGCTCCGGTTGTTATCAACGTGCATTCGGACTTGTAACAAAAAGGAATCAAAAACTACAATACAAAGAACATGAAATTAAATTTCAGCATAGCAGCGAACGCGAAGGGTGTAACACTTAACCAATACATCGACTATCAAAACGCTGTCGATAAGATTGAGCAGGTGCATGTGATTACTGGCAAGAGCACCGAAAGTATTCGTTTGCTTCAGGTGCATGTGATTGATGAAATCATTGAAACGTTCGAAGCTGCCATACGATTGAGCAGTGGTGAGTTTGAACGCAAAACACGTGTGGGTGCATATGAGTTAGGCTTTGTGCCTGATTTAAGTGCAATGACGTTTGGCGAATACGTGGACTTAGATAGCGTGTGCGGTGACATATACAAGGATGGTGTAATCATGGGCGAAGCTGCTCATAAAATGATGTGCATTTTGTATAGACCAGTAAAGGCAAAGTTTGGCAAGTATTACGATATCGAACCATACGCTACAAATGATAAGCGCAAGTATGAAGATGCAGTAGGTGGATTGACTTTAGACCATGTGTTAAATACGCTGCTTTTTTTTTCGACTTTAGAAATCGAACTATACAACGATTCCCTCGTCTTTTTGGCAAAGGAGATAACGGAGATAGTGAAGGAGATGAAGGAACAGCAACCCCTGATGGATTAGGTGTGTACGGTTGGTTTCACATTATTGAATCACTAGCAGACCGGGACATAACAAAGTTTGATGCAGTGACTGAGCGAAGGTGTTATGAAGTGTTTACGCACTTAACGTATTTAGCAGATTACGTGTACGTGCAAAAAATGGAAATGAAAAAAAGGAATAGATGACAAGTTATAACTACAGCTATAATGTACTTATCAATCGACTAGAAGCTTTCGCAGCTGGTCACTTTTTGATTAAGCGATTTACACATGGACAGATTGACCTTGCAGACCAATTGCAAGATGATCAATACCCATTCATGCACGTAACACCCGACACAATCACACCGATTCAGGGCGGTATGCAGTTCGGATTCTTAGTCATGTTTGCGGACATTCCACGCGACAAAGAATATAAAGCAGAATACCAGCGCGAAGTGATAAGTGATTGCATCCGTTTAGGGCAAGATTTAATAGCTGAAGTGCGCAACGGTTTGGAGCTGTTCGGTTTCGATGTTCAGCTGGTAAACATTCCAACGTTTGAGCCATTCATTGAAGAATATAAAAATACTGTAACCGGTATAGGCTTCACATTGACACTTGAAGTGCCTTGGGATTGGAGCGCGTGTGATATTCCTGCGGTGTGGGCAGTAGGTGGTTCGTCAAGTGGTGGCAGTGGAACGGGTTACGGCTTAACACTTCGCACCAATGGAGTAGATAACGCAGTTCAAAACATTCTTGATTTAGTAGAAGGCACGAATGTGACCATCACAGACAATGGAGATGGAAGCGTTACGATAGATGCAGCAGGTGGAGGTGGAGGAGGTGAATTGGTTAGCACCGAATTTAACGTAAACCATACAGCTGCAACAGGCAATCCGTATGTGATTGGTGATCGCGTGTGGTATAACGGTAACATCTATCGATGCATTGCTACTAATGATGCCTTGCTACCAACGAATACGTTGTACTGGACTTTAGTAGGTGTTGGTTATCGTTTGCGTCAATCACCTGTAGATTGGAACGCAACAAGCGGTGATTATCAAATATTGAACAAACCAACGATTCCTGCTGCACAAGTCAATTCGGATTGGAATGCAGTTAGTGGTGTAGCTGAGATTTTAAACAAGCCAACTATACCAGCAGCGCAAGTCAACAGCGATTGGAACGCTGTGAGTGGAGTGGCTCAAATACTTAACAAACCAACACTTGCTACTGTTGCCACGACAGGCGATTATACTGATTTAGTCAATCAGCCAAGTATACCAACAAACCTTGATGACCTTGCGGACGTAAACGCACCCACACCTTCGAATGGGCAGGTACTGAGTTATAATAGTACAACCAGCGATTGGGAAGCTGTTACACCTGCTTCAGGTGGTTCGGTTACTTCGGTTGCTCTTACTGTTCCACCTGCATTCAATGTAACAGGTTCACCGATTAATACAGCTGGCACACTCGCAATAACAGGAGCAGGACTTGCGACACAATACGTGCGAGGGGATGGTCAATTAGCGGACTTCCCAGAAACGGGTGGTGGAGGTGGCAGAAGCTACTACCTAAACGGAAGCGTTGTTCAAGGAGACTTTGCCGGTATAACCGACATGAGGGAAATGAGTCCAGTTCCTGTAATCGGAGTAGGAACTGACTTTACTATAAACACAAATGGATACATCAAGAGTTTTATAACAGACGCAGGGGACCCCAACAAGGCTGTAATACCTGCTGGTAACTGGAGCTTTGAGTTATGGTTTAGTGCTGGTAATGGTGGTGGAAGTCCTAACTTCTACGTAGAACTTTCTAAATATGATACAGTAGGTGATGCATTTACTCTTATTGCAACAGGTTCTGCAAATCCAACAAACATTACTACGACAGCAACAACGCTTTACATTACAGCACTCGCAGTTCCACAAACTACCCTTGCTTTAACAGATAGACTTGCTGTAAGAGTGTGGGTAAACCACGGGAGCGAAAATAGAGTGGTTACACTTCATACACAAGGTCCTCACCTTAGTCAAATCATCACAGACTTTCCATCGGGTATTGTCTCTCTCAATGGGCTAACAGCATTTGCACAAAGTCTTGCCGTAGGCACAGCAGGTACTGACTTTGGAATAAGCAGCGCAGGAAGTACACATACCTTTAATTTGCCAACAGCAGATGCAGCAAATCGTGGTGCGTTAAGTAGTGCGGATTGGTCAACGTTTAATGCAAAGGCTGACCTTGCATCCCCCACGTTTACAGGAATCCCAGCCGCTCCAACTGCGGCAGGTGGCACGAATACGACACAGATAGCCACAACAGCCTTTGTTCAGAGCACCATATCTGGAGGCGCGGCTGTTCCTGCTTACACAATGAAGGCTAACAACACCGGCTCATCGGCGGTAGCTGCTGACTTTAGATTCAAGGATCTTGGAGACCAAGCTCTGCCAACCACTCCATCGTGGGCAGGAGGCACAGCCCCATCTGGCACGGTTAATAATCGATACAGATGGTTTCAGATAGGCAACATTGTTCATTATCACTTCTCATTCACTTACACAACCGCTGGGGTAGGGAATACTTCGTTGTCGTTTACTCACCCTAGCGATATGCCAATACCTCTTGCATTCACAGGTGTGCCCGGAAGTGTATCAGCCCCGTATTTCTTGTATAGGATTATTTCATACACTGCTGCGAGTCTTAACGCGCAACCTCCTACTGGTTGGTTTGGTGGTTTAAAAGTAATTACATCGGCACCAACTTATGGATGGGCATTCTCAGGAACAGCAGTAGCTACTATTAGTTGGAGTGTAAGCGGAACTTATTTCACATCTTAAATAACATGGTAATATCAATTTTAACAACCCCAATACCTTACTTCAATGTAAGCGCAACCAAAATAGGTTGGGTACTTTCCTACCCAGACTGCGTTGCATATTATCAACTTCTTAATAGCGAAGGAATAAAACTATACGACGGTCATTATCTTGTAGATCCAACGATTGTGCAATCTTGGGGCGAAGATGATTCGGTTATTACAGACGCCATTGTAAACGCAGCACCGTGGAACATACAGATTTAAAATAGAAAAATGCACAATTTAGATAACTCACTCAGACTGTTGCATAATGGCAAGTGAATTCGAAGATATGTTGAATCAATACGCGGCAACGGTTATCGAGCGTGCGCAATCGAATCTACGCATCAAAAGAAGGGTGCGTGGTAAGGTGGTGAATCGTGTTGGCTCTAATAGGCCAGACAACTTGCTGAACTCACTTACATACAAACTTCGCGTACGATATAATAAACCAACGATTGATTTCACCGTAAAAGGACAGGCTGGCAAGTATGCAGATGTTATTGAATTTGGTCGCAAACCTTATCCGGGTGATCCAACGAAACGCCCACCATACGAAGACATCATGAAGTGGATTCGAATGAAACCATTGAAGCTTCGCAATAAACAGGGCGCATTCATTAAATCAACTGAAAGTGCGATAAAAAGTGCGGCTATTGCCATATCAAAAAGCATAGGCGCAAAAGGTATTGTGGGCATCAATTACTATCAGGAAGCAATAGACGATACTTGGGATGAATACAAGGATAAGCTAATGGATGCTTACATCAAATCAATCGAGAATAGATTACTACTAAATAAAAGATAATGGCATTAACAATCTTAGATGAACCCTTCAACTGGGTAGTGCGTGGTCAAAAGATTATGCTGATTGCGTCGAGTACAGAAACTGCACAGCTAGGCTTTCGTTATGGCTTGAATATAACTGTTGATGCTAAGACGTACACGTTCTATTTGTCACCTGCTCCCGACAATTACATGTACTTCGACATTTCACCACTCGTTGACGATTTGCGCAATAAGAATTACCACTTTGAAACGGATGGAACGTTGGATGATTTGAGCAAGTATGCATTGAGTGCAGCCATCACTGAATGGTGGTTGGTTGATGGTGTGCTAACCGAGAATGAAGGCAGTGAAGTAACTATGAGTGGGCGCATTGTAATCAATGGAGCTTATCAAGCATACGATGGATATAAACCAAACCCTGAAGTTGGTGTTGATGATATCAAGTATGTGCTAGAAGTTAGCTTTAACTACGCAATGAGTGACCGAAAATTCGGAACGCATTCATGGTATTTAGCTCCAACGTGGGGAGCAGGCAATCCAACAGCACAGAACATTATTTGGATTCCTTCATACGAAACTGATTATGGAACATTGAGCATACCGGGCAATGCAAACTACATGTATAACAACCTTGTAGACAACGTGCGCATTGTATTGTATAAGGCAGGTGGAACAACACTTACCGAAACATTATCATTGAATGCATACGATATCGAAGCTATGCCTGTTTATCCAGCTAACATGAATGAATTCACCGGTGCTTGGACAATTAAACCAAATGAAAACGACAATCCCGGTTGGAGATTTTATGAAGTGTTTGCGCGAACAGGCAGCACACAATCAAGTGTAAAGTATCGCTTCTATAATGCAGCGAAATATGGACAGAAGGATTGCCGCAATGATGTCATTCGTTTAGGATGGGTGAATAGTCGCGGTGGATGGGACTACTTCAACTTCATCAAGAAGTCGGAAATGAATGATGAGATTGAGCGCAAGAAGTATCGCAAAGTGTTGTTCAATGGTACAACAAGCATTTTCACATCGGAAGATCGCGGATTGGTTGAACGTAGAAACTTAGTCCAACAGGTTTTGACAGTGACCAGCGACTTCATTCAGGAAGGTGAATTCTCATTTCTTCGCTCATTGCTTGTCAGCAATCAGGTTGTGTGGATAACCAAACGCAACGATGTGAATGTTGCGCTGCCTGTCAATTTAGACGATACCACATACACCGAACGTAAGACACGTGATGGCAAGCTTTACAATCTATCTTTGAAAGTGAGAATGGCAAACGAATACTGGACATAACATGAACGGAGAAGTACAACTAATAGTAAATAATATCGGGCCTGCGAACGTTGCAAGCATGAGTGATGATCCCACGTTTATGGGAATCGGTAATCTAGCGCGTTTTATTGTTACTAGCTCACCCGAAGTTGCAGCGTTGCCATTAGCACAACCGATTACTATTTACAATGCAGCAGGTGATAGCGTAACAAAAACTCTCAATTCGATAGTGGTTGATTCACCTGTGCCCGGTCAAACGCGATTGAATTTAGCTGGCACATGGTCGGATGATTATTCAGCCGCAGCAGGTGGATATATCATTTTGCAATTAGGTACTCAATACTACCTTGATCTATACGAGAACGAAAGCATCTCGCAGAACTGGAAGTTTCAGGATTTATCCAACTTTACAGCACAAGGCGCATTCAGTCGCGAGTTTCGCTTACCATTCAGCGAAACGAATAAGAAGGCATTAGGCGCATTATTCGATAACAATGTAGAGCAAGGTGCGGAAAACTATTTCTTCTACAAATTGCCTGCTGAAATTCGCGTTGATACGCTACCGATTGCAGCTGGCTACTTGCGTGTGCGCAAGGTGTACAAGCAAATGAATCGTTTGAGCGAAGTCGAAGTGGCTTTCTATGCTGAAACACCTGACCTTGTTCGCACCATTGGTGAAAAGAAGTTAAGTGATATTGCTGCGCTTGCTGATTTGAATGAAGTGGTTAATTATGCGAATGTCACAACGGAAACAGCAGATAGGATTTGGACTTTATGTGATCGTGGGCAAAAGTGGAGCAACAGTGGTGGAGCTACTTCGCGACCAATACTTAATGCAAACACGCCAATTCATCCAGCTGATTTAACGCCTGCTGTTAGCTGGTGGTATTTGTTGCGTAACATTGTAACTGAAGCAGGATTTGAGCTTGTTGCTTCTTCACTTGAAAATATTATCGAAGGCTATTACATGCCTTTTTGCAATACTCCACAGTTAACAAATACAAATATTCCAAACGAATATTTTTTTAGAGTTTACAATAGTGTATCATCACTTATTCCCGGATCTAATACGTATTTACCATTTGAAGCAGATAGTTTAATTTTTGACAACGGTGGAAACTTCAACATTTCAACATATGAATACACTGTACCTGTCAGTGGTGAATACACTTTCAATGGATTATTAAAAATTGATGGAGCAACAGTAGATGCAAATGTTTCGGTAAACATTGGTTTAATTATCAATGTGTATCCAAACATTACAAATTATTTTAACGCTCCTGTTGCACAAGGTGGAACGCAATATGTGCCATTTACATTTGTTGCTACATTAGAACAAGGAGATGTAGTTGGATTAGCAATGACCGCGGTCAATGAATCTTTTGCAATGACATGTTTAGCTGGTGATGGTACGGTAAATAGTTCCTACTATGAAATAAATAGTGTGAATGCATATTCAGGTCAAACAATTAACTATTCAGCGAATGCACCGGATATGCGTCAAATTGATTTCGTGAATGATGTGATTAAAATGCACAACTGCGCAATCGTTCCCAGTCGCATCGTGCCAAATCAAATAGGCATTATCCCACAAAATAATTACATCGGAACAGGTGATGTACTAGACTGGACAGGTAAGCTTGACATATCGAAGGATGTGATGACAAGTAGCACTGTAGATATTCAAAAGGCAACTTTTCAATTTACATATACATCGGGTGAAGATGCATACAGCAAGTTGTATCGTGATGCTGGTCGCGTTTATGGTGACTTTAAACAAGAAGGATACACAATCAATCCGTCTACCGCACCTAGTGACTTCGCTATAGGTGATCAAAAGATTACACTTGTAACACGCAGCACGCCAGCTGCATTTATACCGGGAACAGGTACACCTATACCATGCTTTTACAATGAAGAATTAGAATTTGTTGCACCCGGTCCACGTGGTTTGTTTTACGCAGATTCTATAAATATCAATTTATACAATGATGCAACTAGCAGCGCATCACCTGTGACAAGTATACCTGTATTGAATCACTATAGTGACACCTACCCAACACTAACAGATTTCGATTTAAACTGGGCTCCTGAAGTACCACCACATAACTCAACGGTTACATCTAACCCATACAATAATCTATTCAACACGTATTGGCGTAACTACATGAATGAATTATATTCTCCAGAAGGTAGAATAATGGAGGCGTTCTTTGCTCTTGATTTAAAAGATATTTTAACATTCAGTTTTGCCGATAAGGTTTGGATTCAAGACAGCTATTGGCGCATACTTGAAATCAGTGACTATAAAGTTGGATTGCAGGAAAGCACAAAGGTTAAGCTGATAAAGTTTCTTGACCAAATCAATGACTGTTCATCTACGCCTATAGGTGTTACTGCTAATGGTGAGGTTGAATTTGAAAGTGGAGGTGAAGCAGTAGAACCGACTGAAGATTGCTGTTCACGTTACGGCTACTTTTGGGATGAAATCAATGGTGTGTGCTGGGCATTCAATAATGGTGGTCAATTCCGTAATTCGATTGTACCATCAAATAATGTATTAAATGCTAGTTCATCCAACCTATTTGAAAGATTTGCAAACGCAACCACATCTGTAATACAAGGACAAAAAATCAATGTAATAGATTTGAATAACAACTCTTTATTAGTTGGTGAGAATTTAGCATTGAATAAGAGTGTGCTCGGCAGTAATCTTCTAGGCAAGAATGTAGAAGTAAATCTGCCCGGCTTACACGTTGGAGGTGGGTATCGTGGTGGAACTCCAACTGGTACTTATTATGGATGGTCGCAATTTGGAACATTTGTGCTGCAACGTTTAGTCACTGTCTTAACTTCGGGTTCAACTCAAAATTTATATATTGAAGGCGTGGCTGGTGAATATATAAATCTACCAGATGAAACTCTTTGGAGTTGTTTTTGGAATGTGACCATAAAAGATACCACAGGTTTAAGTGAAACATCATTGCATCATTTCACACTTGATAAAACAGGTGGCATTGCAACAGCCAGCGCAATCACTACATTAAGCACAATAGGTGCAATCGGTAGCAACGTGTTCACATTTGGAATCGATACGGCAACAGACACCGATGAACATAGAATAAACGTCACGTTTACCGGTGGCACATATCCCGATGGATTCGTCATCACTTCATCACTACAATACCAACAATCAAAAACAGCATAAAATGGATTCAATCAAAAACTCACTGCGCTACTTACAGCTAGGCATCACTGCAAATCAGCAACACAACTATTCACTACGCAAGTGGCAGCGTGTTCTATGGTTTGTCACGCTGTATGCATGGCGCACTATCTTGTTTTTCGGGCTTATCTATTTACTATCTAAACTAATATACTAATGGCTGAACCTATTGTAAGAACCTTTGAGATTGACACTGCGAAAAGTGAGCAGAACCTACGACAGTTAGGTAGTGCTTTAGACAGCGCAGATAACGCTGGTAAATCGCTCAAGGCACAGCTGCGAGAATTACAGGCACAGTTAGCCAACACTGATCCACAGACGCAAAAGTATCGTGATTTATCTCAGGCAGCAGGGGAACTAAAGGATAAAATATCCGATGCGGCACAAGCAGTAGGCACACAGGCAGGTGGTGCATTTGAAAGAGTAAGTGGTTCACTTGGTCTTGTTACATCTCGATTAACAAGTTTAGACTTTTCGGGAGCAGCTGAAGGAGCTAAATTATTTGCTAACAATCTTGCATCCATTAAACCAGCCGAATTAGCCAATGGAATAAAAAGTGTAGGCTCCGCTCTTGCATCAGTTGGAAAAGCGTTATTAACCAATCCATTATTCTTATTAGGCGGTGCTATTGTTTTAATTGTTACAAATCTTGACAAGTTAGCTAGTGTTATCCCGGGTGTTGGTGCGGCTTTAGAAGCTATTGGTAATGTTGTATCGTTTATTGTTGATGGAGTAAAGTCTTTAAGTGATGCGATTTTAGGTACGGAATTTATTGCGAATGATGTTTTAAACAAAAGCATTGAACAACGAGATCAATCATTAAAAGAATTTGATCAACAAGAAAAAAGAGCTATTGCCAATGCAAAAAAGAATGGTGAATCTATTGCTGCTGTTGAAGAAAAATATGCTCAAGAAAGAATTAAAACATATCAAAAAATAATTGATGAAGCTGCTTATTTAACAAGTCAAGGTACTAAATTAACTGAGGACCAAGTCAAGGCAGTACAAGAAGCCAATAGTGCTTTATTCGATATTGAAACACAAAGAATCTTAAAAGAAGCTGAATTAGCTGAGCAGGCACGAAAAGAAGAAGAACGCAAACAACAAGAGGCGATTGAGCGTAGAAAAAAAATAGCTGAGGAGGCAAAACGAAAAAGAGATGAAGCTATAAAAAAAGAAAATGAAGAACGACTACGTAATGAAAAAGAAATAAGTGATTTACTAAATCAACTATATGAGGAAAATGTAAAAGAGTTTGAAGAAGCAGAAAAGAAAAAAACTCAAGCAGCACAAGAAGAAGCAGCAAAAAGACAAAAAGCTGAAGAAGATTATGATGCTGCAATAAAAGCATTACGTGCTGAACAAGATGCGGCCAACTTAACGCAAGATCAATTAGATATTATTGCGATTGACAATAAGTATTTAGACTTAAGAGAAAAAGCAATACAAGCTGGTCAAAGTACCGTTGAAGTTGATGCGGCATATAAGGCTGCATTGGAACAACAAGAGATAGATTCCGCTGAAAGAAGAAAAGCAAATGAGTTTGCAGTACAAGACGCAAAGTTACAAGCGACATCGGATGCATTAGGTGCAATCAATGGACTTGTGGCCGCGTT